CGGCTCTACCCTCAGTACAACCGGCACATCGTCTGACGTGTACCCGATTGTGATTGTGGGCAAAGAAGCCTACGGCCTGATCCCGCTGAAAGGCGCAGGCGCTGTCACTCCGCAGGTTCTGAACCCTGGAGTGCCACGCGGCGGCGACCAACTTGGTCAGCGCGGCTCTGTGGGCTGGAAAGCCTACTACACCTGCAAGGTTCTTAATGAAACTTGGATGGCGAGAGTGGAGTGTTCTGCCTCGGCCCTGTAATCAATAACTTGCACTAAACGAAGAGTGGCCAGCGCGTCACTCTGCAACCTGAGCCCCGGCCACCATACCGGGGCTTTTTATGACACGCACTGAAGGACGTTCACATGAGCGAGATCAACACAGAGGTTATGACCCGCGAGGAATTAGAAGCGACCGCCAAGGATCTGGGGCTGTCTTTTCCGCACAACGCCGGTGATGACACATTGCGCACCAAGATCAGCACAGCCTTGGGCGATACCGGCAATGGCGAATCAAAACCCGCCGCCAAACCAGCCAAGAAAGACGAAGCTGGCGAAAAACACTACGAAATTATCATTGCCCGCCACGACCAGGACAAGCAGCCGGTGCCGGTTGGCGTCAATGGCAAGACCTGGCTCATTCAGCGCGGCGAGAAGGTTATTTTGCCCAAGCGCGTGGTGGACAACTTGAGCAACGCGGTTCAGTTCAACTACGACCCGGCCACCATGAAGCGCACCGAGATCCAGAGCTACCCCTTCCAGATTCTCCGCGAGGTCTGATCTATGAATTTTCTGGAACTCTGCCAGCGACTGCGACAGGACACCGGCTCGATCGGCACCGGCCCGGAAACAGTGACCAGTCAGAACGGCAACGATGCGCGCCTGGTGTCATGGATTCGCAGCGCTTGGCAAGAGATCCAGACCGAGCGGCGATGGCTGTTTGACTGGACTCAGGGTGGCGTCACCTTGAACACCAGCGGCACGCAGTACGCCATGCCGACCGACCTCGATGTATGGGAGCGGAACACGCTCGCCTTTGACGGTCGCAAGATTGACGTTCTGCCGTGGGCTGAGCTTGAGGCTGCCCCGCGATTCACGGCTGCCGCTCTGGCGCCGGACGGTTCGCTGCACCTGAATGCGAAGCCGGACACTGCCGGGATTCTCACCTTTGAGTATTGGCGCACCCCGCAGAATCTGATCGCCAATACCGATGTTCCCCGGATGCCTGAGCGCTTTCACATGGCCATCGTCTACCGGGCGCACAAGCAGTACGGCTTTTATGAAAGCGCACCGGAAGCCGTAGAGATTGCCACCATCAACGAGGACAAGGTTATGAACAATCTAACGCGCTCGCAACTGCCTCACGTTGACCTGCCCGAGTCGTTGGCATGAGGGATTCCCGTCGCGAGGCGCAAATTGTCATGGAGGGCGGGCTGGACCTGGAAACCCCGTCGCTGACGGTTCGCCCTGGCCGAATGCTGGCCTGCAAGAACCACGAAGTAAATACCCTGGGCGGCTATACCCGCATTGAGGGCTATGAGCGTTTTGACGGACGGTTGCAGCCCTCTGACGCTCCAGACAGCGCTGAGCGAGAAGGCCGCCGTTCCGCCATCGGCAAGCCTCCCGGCACCGGCAAGATTCTGGGTGTGCACGTCTTTAAGGGCGAGGTGTATTGCCTGCGAGATCAGAATGACGGCAGCAGTGGATTCTTCAAGGCGACACCGTCCGGCTGGTCACAGATCACCACCCCGGCCAGAGATGGCGGCGGTCGTGCGCAGTTCACCAATTACAACTTTAAAGCCAGCGCAACCACCGAAGTAATGATTGGCGCAGACGGCGTGAATTCGGCGTTTGTCTATGACGGCAGCACGTTCACCGAGATCAGCATTCCGGGCGAGACAGGCTTTCCGATGTTTTGCCGGGTAATGAACAACTACCTGTTCCTGGCGCTGAACAATGGAACGGTCTATTACTCGGTAGTGGGCGAGCCGACCAATTACGAGCCCGTAGATGGCGCGGGCACCTTTGGGTCCGGCGACTTTATTACCGGCCTTGAGCCTGTCGTAGGCGGCGCTATGGCCATTCTGATGCGCAACCGGATTGCGGTGCTGTACGGCAATGGCCCGGACGAGTGGAGCAAGACCGATCTGCGCAACCACGACGATCAAGTGGGCGCAGTGGCGTATTCCGCGCTGAACTACAACCAACTGTACTACCTGGACGACCGCGGCATAACTTCGCTGCAAGCCACCCAGGCGTTCGGCAACTTTGCCAGCGCCACCCTATCGACTGGCGTGAACCCGTTTCTGAGGATTCGACGCGGACAACTGACCGATGGAGTGGTATCCCGGCGCAAAAACCAACTGCGGTGGGTATTCACGCCTTCAGCCGGGCGCACCGGTTCAGAAGTATTGACAGCCACTTTCACCGGCAACCAGATGACCGGCTTTTCCCGGCAGGTGTACGACCACCAGTTATCGGTGATCGAGTCCGGCGAATTGCTGGATGGCGAGGAAATCATTGTCGCCGGCACGGACGATGGATGGGTAATGCGCTTTGACCGCGACACCTCGTTCGACGGCCAGCCCATCGAGGCGTATTTCCGGTTGCCGTTTGCCCACATGGGAGCCCCGCAGAAGCGCAAGCACTACCTTAACGCCCTATTCAACATTCAGGCCAGCGGCAAGGTCGATCTGAAGATCAAGCCCCTGTTCAACTTCAATGACCCCGGCAATGCCGCGCACCGCGTGTCCTCGCTGGACATTATCGGTGGCGGCTCTAACTGGGACGAAGGCAACTGGAATGAGTTTGTCTGGTCTGCGCAAGTCAATTCAGAAGCGTTTGCCGACATAGCAGGCACCGGCAAAAACGTGGCGTTCGTGATCTACAGCAAGAGCGCCAACATTAAGCCCTTCACGTTCTACGACGCCCTTGTGCATTACACGCTGAGGAATTGGTACAGATGAGCAACGACTACTACGATCACCAGCCTACTTTTGTTGCCGGCGACCTGGCGCGAGCCGAGGACGTTGAGAACGAGCTTAACGGCGTCACGTCCGGTTTCGCCAAGCTCCCGCAGCCCCGCCCGTCAGGGGATGGCTTTCTGACGCCCATCTTTATTGGCGAAGCGATTGACCCCAATCATGCAGCCACGCGAGGGCAACTGATTACCCTGGAACAGCAAGCGGACAGCCACAAGGATGCCGCCGCCGCCGCACAGGGAGCCGCCGAGACTGCAAGGGCCGGGGCCGAAACTGCCGAATCCAATGCGCAAGGGCATGAAGCCACAGCGCTATCGCACGCCGGCACAGCCTCCGGCCACGCCGACACGGCCAACACAGAGGCGGGAAATGCCGCCACCAGTGCCACCCTTTCACAAGACTGGGCCGTCAAGACCGCCTCGCCGGTATCGGGCGGCGACTACGGGGCTAAGTTTTACAGCAATCTGTCGAAGAGTTGGGCACAGGGCGCAGGCGAGATTGAGCCGGGACTGAAATCGGCCAAAGGTTACGCGGAAGAAGCCGCGGCCACGGTTGCAGGCGCAAGAACCTACATCGGGCAGCACGACGCATCCGGCGGCAACTACCCGATTGTCTCACCGTCACCGGGCGACGAGGGTAAATACTGGATCATTAGTATTGCGGGCACGCTGCCGATAGGCGCGGTACAGGTAGGCTGGGAACTATCCATTAACAACAGCCTACTCTATGAAGCTGCAAACCTGCTGCCCGCCAACCTTGTCACCGAGGTTAATGGTAAAAACGGCCCCGCCATCAGTCTAGTCGAAAGCGACATTCCAAGCATTGGCTCCACCTACCTTGCGGCAGCCAGCTACACCGCATCTGACGTTCTTGCCAAAGTAACAACCGTGGACGGCGCCGGCAGCGGACTGGACGCGGACACGGTGGACGGCTTTCAGGCCAGCTACTTCCTGCCCGCAGGCAGCTACACCGCCGCCGACGTATTAACCAAAGTGAAAACCGTGGACGGTTCAGGCTCCGGCCTCGATGCCGATACCGTGGATGGGCAGCAGGCGAGCGCCTTTTTCCCGGCGTCCAGCGTATCAGCCTTTGCCGGAACCCTGCTTAATGACACCACTGCGTCCCAGATGCGCGGCACGATGGGCCTTGGCTCTGCCGCCACCCAGAACACCGGCACCACGTCCGGCACCGTGCCGATTCGCGGTTCAGGCGGCGACATGCCCGGCAATATTACCGGCAATGCGGCCACGGCCACAAAGCTGGCCAACGGGCGCACCGTTAGCCTGACCGGCGATGCCACTGGCACCAGCGCAGCGTTTGACGGGAGCGGTAATGTCAGCATCCCGGTGGTTATC